AAGAGCGTTAAACATACATCCAGGCTTTACAAAGTTATTAAAATATGTCTGATCATTATTGTCAAATGCACATTTAAGATATTTTTTTTGACCCACCTCAGAAACACAATCATATAATTCTATTAATCTATCACTTGTTTTAATAAACATATATCCAGTACACATATTCTTAGTATTATAATTTTCCTGTCCGTCATTTTGAACCCATACATCATAAATTGTATCCTTCCACCATACATCCATATCTTCAAGAGGATTATTTCTAAACACGATATCACCATCAATCAATAAAACATTCTTATTTAAAGAAAGAATTCTATAAATCAGTTCAAGCTTTAGGTAGCAGATTTTATCATATCCTTTGGTATTCCAAGGAGAGAATTTACTTAACTCATTGTCATCTACACAAAAAACATTATAGCCCATTCTTTTCAGGATTGCTGCGCCCTTTTTATCAATACATACCACAAATACTTTTTTGTCGAGTCCAAATGGTTTTAAACTTTTTAGCATATTTAAGGTATAAAGTAAGTAACCATAATTTGTAAGAGTTGTAATTACAGTTTTTGTATCTTCAAGTAAGCACGGTGCCAAATCCTCTAAAGTTATTAACATTTATTCTACAAAGTTAATAATTGTTTATATTCTGTTATTATGACTAATCATATACATAAAATATCATATACTAATATAAATGGCGGCATTAGATCCTGTACAAGCAGCATCCCTTCGCGCTCAAGCTGCAACAATTGTCCGAATGTGTGAGGCAGGCAGACGGCTTAGTGCTAATTTTGATATAATCAAATGTTTGAAAGATGGGAAGGCTGGACAAGAAAAAGAAGTAGATAGAATCTATTCGCACAATGGCAAAAAACTAAATGAAGCAATGGATATTCTTTCAGCAGTATATAATCCTCCTATAAGTCGGTATCAAACGGGAGGAAAGCGACGAACCAGAAAGCGAAGCTCTAAAAAACGAAGCACTAAAAAACGGAATACGGCTAGACATACACGAAAAGGCCGTTAATATAAACACTATTTCAAATATTTATATATTAGATATAATACTTAAATCTCTATTTTAAGAGTTTTGATTTAATTAAGTTGTTGTTTAGCGGAAAAAATAAAGGTTGAAGCCAGGTAGTATGGAAATCGCAGCTCTATCAGGTCTCCTTGGATTAGGCTACTTAATCTCAAAAGCAAGTGGCAAAAAAGAAGGATTTAATGGTGGTTTAGCGAAAAATATAAAAGCCGCTGGTATGATTTCTCCTGCTGACAGAGAATATCCTCTTCTTACAACTCCACAACCACAGCCAGGTAGGGTCAAAGAAGGTTTTATGCCCGCAGCTAGAGGTCCTAATAGTGACCCATTAACTGTAGCTCCTAAGGGTGCCTCCGCTACAGGGTTTGGGCCTGAACTTGATATGATGTATCAAACTCACAACGGTCAAACATATCCTTCCGAACCAAGTCCAGGCCCTTACGGTACAGCACTTGGTTACGCCTCCAACAAACCACCTTATGCTCCTGGACACACCCCGGGCACAAATCCAGCCCCTTCTCCCATTGATTCCAATGTTCCTATGATGGAATTTCGCTCTGATAATACGGAAGCCAATCCAAACTATATTGATAAGGATTACATTATCAGTCCACTTTCAGGTCAACGAATCCCTTCAAATGAGTTTAAACATAACAATATGCAGCCATTCTTTGGTGGTCGCATTAAACAAAGTGTCGCCCCTCAGGCAAACGTTGGTATTCTTGATGCTTATAATGGCAATGGCTCCACACAAATCAAAAAACGTGAAGTTGAAAATATGTTTGAAACCTCGCGTGCCCCTTATGGCAATCCATTCGGTATGGAAGACAACACAGAATTCTTCCAATCACGTATCACATCTCAAGCCCCAATTTCTCGTGATGGTGAACGCCCCTTCGAACCAACTCTAGTCGGCTCAGGCATTGGTGAAAAGTTTGGTTTTGCTGGCAAGGGTGGATTCCAGCAACTCGAAATTAATGAAATTATGCGCCCCAAAGATACTAATGAGCTTCGTGTACTCTCCAACCCCAAAGAGACTTATGACCAACCTATGGTGCCAGGTGGACACTTTATCGGTGTTGCCGCAAATGTCAGTGATGTTGGTGAAGTCAGAAAGTACAAACCTGATACTTTCTATATCGATGAATCTGGCGAACGTTTCTTTGTAACAACTGGTGACCTCATTAAGGAAACAGTTCGCTCAGTACAGGTTCTACCTCATACAACTCGTCCTGAAACATCTGTAGAATATGAAGGTTCTGCCTCTTCACAGGATTTCGGTGAATCATATGTAACTGGTTCGTATCGTATGCCAATGTCGCAGCAATATGGCGGTGCAGGCTATCGTAACGCAGATATGACCAGTTATTACACAAAAGATGTTGGAGCGGTTGAAGCTGATTATGGTAAAAATTCTATTGAAATTCGTCCAAATGAACGTAACGAGACAAGTGAGCGTGTAATGGCACTTAACCCTGTACCTGCTGATAATGGTCTAGTTACATCACATTATACAGATGATGCTCGCCCAACTCGTCGTGCTGAAACAACTGGAAATATTCGTATGACTGGAACACCTATTTCATTTGCCGCACGCGCCCCAGCTATCACTGTTTGGGATCCCAAGGATATTGCTCGTACAACTGTAAGAGAAACAACAATCTACTTGGATCGCCCTGGTATTATGGCAGCGGCATCTGCTCCAAATCGTCTGAAGGTATATGACCCAGATGATATCGCACGTCCAACTCAGAAGTCACAACTCTCTAACAATCTTGGGTGGACTGGTCCAGGTGGTAATGGTGCTTGGAATGATGTCATTGACCCCACATTCGCCTATAATATGCGTACCAATCCTAATAAGGAACAAATTGCTCGTGGACGTAAACCAATCGCAGGTTCTGGTGGTGTGGCAGTATTCAAGGGTGATCCTGGTCGTCAAACTACACACAAACTCGATACTGATTTTATCAATGATCGTGCCTTGGCAATTAATCGTTCATTGGATATCACACCAGGTGTTGGTGATCTTGGTCGTGTCGAGTACAGAGTTCCACTTAAACTTGATATCAGTCGCGAGCGTAATCAATATAGCACAGTTGAAGCTGTTGATAATAACCCATTGATGCAAAGCTTAAGAAAGAATGCTGAAATAGATGATGCTGCTATCAGAGAATATAGTTCATACTTGTCTCAACGATAAAAATAATTTTTTATTTAAACTACTGTAATAAATACAACAACAATTACTATTATAATTACTAAACATAAGACTATTTTAAGACATTTTTTAAATTTTGAAATAGGCTTTTGAACTACTTGCTGTTGTTGTCGCGGTTGTTGCTGTATCCTAATAGACGGATGTACTTCAATATTTCTAGTATGTTGATATGAATTACTTTGAGTAACTGTATCAATAAATTCTTGATAGGTAATTTGTTGTCCAGTTTCTTCGTCTGGTGTGCGTTGTGGAGAGTACGGTATGGTAACTGGAGCGATAGTAGGCGATTTACTTTTGGGGGTTGGCTTTACTGATAAATCTTTACGACACATTATACATTTTAGATTTGTAGTCGAATGAACATAGTCAATCCAGCAAGTAGTGTGTCGTTTATATTTACAGCTACACGCTGTATTATCTTGGAGAGGTTCAGTACCTGAATCTTGGCAAATAATACATTCCATTTTGGATGTGATAATAATATTGTTCCGATTGATATCAAATTTTTTTATAACGCTCATAAAAAATGTGTTCAAACTATAGAATGCCTAATAATTCAGTAGCGGCTCCAGCTGCTCCAGCTACTCCAGGTTTTTTTGATACAATTACTAATGCTGTAAAGAAAGTACTACCTGGTAATAATAAAACTCCTGCTAATGAAGCAGTTAAAACCGCTAATAATGCCGCTAATGCCGCTAATGCCGCTAAGAATGCTGCTAAAAATGCGGTTAAAGCCGTTAATAATGCTAATGCCGCTAAGAGTGCCGCTAAGAGTGCCGCTAATGTTGCTAAGAATGCCGCTAATGTAGCTAAGAATGCGGCTAATGTTGCTACCTCTGTTCCTGCGACCCCTGTAACAAACCCATTTATGCCTCCAAGCACTACAACTGGTGGTATGGCACCAGTAAATTTTAGTTATGGACCTCGTATGCAACAGCCCTCAGAAAAAATAATGCAGTGGGCTACAACGGCAGGCGTACCAACACCAACTGGCCCTGAAATGAGAAATGTTGCACACGGTGGCAAGAGACGTACTCACAAGAAACGTCATACAAAACACAGAAAGAGTCATAAGAAACATACGCGTAAACATCGTACAGTAAAGCGTAAGACTCAGCGTAATAAAAGACGTAATTAAGAGTATAAAAGAATAACACTTAAAAATACATAATAATGGATAAGACTCCAATTATATTAACAGGTCCTCCTGGATGCGGTAAAAGTTACTGGATTCAGAAGTATTCGGAGCAAGTTAGAAAGCAGTTATTTGTGTGTCCGTGTCGAAAAGACAGAACGCTTCGAGATGGTCGTCAGAAATTACATATTTGGGCGCGTCGAACGGAGCCTGCTATTTTATGGTTAGAGGGGGCGGATGATTTAACGCCAGAGGCACAGGCATTTTTGCGTCGTATTCTAGAAACACACGCACACGATGTATTATTTATTTTGGAGTGTCGTGATGCAGGTCGCCTTCAAGAGCCAATTCGTTCTCGGTGTGTGATTAAGAAGATGTATCAACCCAATTGGAATGAATTAGAAGAGTATTTAAATAAAACTTTTACTAGTCTTAACACAAGTGAAATCAAGGAGTACTTAAAGAAGAATGAGTATTCCTATCGTCGTGCAAAGCAGTGTGCATTTTTACAACTCCAGTATAATGAGACTTGGGAAAATATAATTGAACATCGCCGCAAAGAGTGTTTAGTTACACAAACCCAATCAGCAGATAACCTAATTTCATATATTAAAGAGGGTTATAATCCAGATACACTTATTAATCCACTTCTTAAGAATGAAACTCTATTAAAAGACTACGGTAAATGTGTTGAGGTTTCAGGATCATTATGGGCGTTTTTAGGAAGTGCGTTATACAAGGCATCAACAACAACACAGAATGAAGAAGAATGAATAGAGGTTCAGATTCAATTCTTTCCGTGTATTCGGATGCTAGAGCGGAATATACAAAGCAGCTTTGTGTTTTTTTAGTACCGGCCTACTTCCAG